CGTCTTCTGGCGGTTGAGGTTGGTGTCAGCTTTGCGCTTGGCGACCTGCGCCATCGCCTTGTTGTGCTCGCGGGTATTGTCGGCGCTGGAGCGGTTGGCCTCGCGGGTGTTCTCGGCGCTCAGATAGTTGGCCTCCCGCGTGGTGTCGGTGCTGGCCCGGTTGGCCTCGCGGGTCAGCTGCGCCTCCATCAGCATCTCGTCCTGCCGCAGCTGGGCGTCGAGCAGCGCCTCCTGCTGCTTCTGCTGCGCCTCCTGCGCCGCCTTCTCGCGGTCGGCCTGCAGCTGGAAGGCGTTGCGCTCGCGCTCGGCCTGCATCTGCATGGCGTTCTTCTCGCGGTTGGCGGCGAGGTCGGCTTGGTTCTTCTGCGCCTTGGCGGCCATGTCCATCTGGCCCTCCTGCGCCCGCAGCTGGGCGTCGACCTGCGCCGTCTGCTGCTTGATCTGGATGTTCTGCTGGGCCTCCTGCTGCTTGGCCTGCGCCTTCATCATCTCCGGGTTCGGCTGCTGCTGCTGGCGCTGCGCCGCCCACTGGGCGACCTGCTGCGGCTCCAGCTCGTTGAAGAACTTGTCCGGCTCGGCGCTCGGCAGCGCCATCTGGACCAGACTGCGGAGGGTATTCGCGTACTTGTCCAGCCCGCACAGCGGGTTGTCCGGCCCCATCTGCAGGATGCTCTGCTCCTGCTTGGTGGCGATCTGCATCAGGATGGCGGCATCCCGGTCGCGGCTGCCCGAGCCAAGCCCGACGTTGACATCGAACTTCATGTTGGCGTTCCAGCTCGCCGGGTCCATGGTCACCCAGTTGCGCTTGATCTTCAGCCGCCGGGGGCCGTCTTGGTGGGCGACGATCAGCTTCAGGACGCACTGGAAGAAGCGTTTGAAGCCGATCTCGGCGAAGTTGCGGGCGATTAGCTCGATCTTCGAATAGGCCGCCGACTGCGCCGCATTGACCGCCGTAGCACTCTGATTTTGGAGCGCCTCCAAATCCAGCGCCATGGTGGCACGCGATACGCCTGTACGGCGCTCGATAATTTGGTCCATGTACTCAAGCCCGGTCAACGCCTCCTTCGCAGCGAAGGGCACTTGCAGGTCCATGACCACGCCATTCGGCGGCCCCTCGGTGTGGATGTTGTTGCCGATCTTGCGGTCGAGCAGGCTGTCCGGGTTGGTGACCCGGGTGATGTCGACGGCGCGGTCGGGGATGTTGGCGTGGTAGAGGTTGTCGAGGAACTGGCGCAGCAGCGTCGACTTGATGCGCTGGATGTCTTCGGTGTCGTCAAAGGTGCTGCGGCCCTGCCAGCGATGCGGCACCCGCTCGGCGACGAAGTCGGTGAACGGCGTCTCGTCTTCCCACAGCTCGTGATCGAGCACGATGTTGGTGTTGGGGCCGCCCATGACGATCTTCATCATCTCGGCGATGCCGTCGCCATCGGCATCCATCTTCATGTACACCTCGACCAGCTCGACCTCTTCCATCGACTTATCAAGGCCAACCGGCGTGTTGTAGGGCAGGGCGCTGTCGATGCGCGTCTGCGGCAGGTTGCCGTAGTTCGGGAAGGAGACCGCTGGCAGCTGGTTGACCAGCTCGGGATCATAGCCCAGCTCGATCAGCTCGGAGCGCGTCCGCGTCATCCTGTGGCCCGTTATGCGGGCGTCCGGCACGTCGCGGGCCTGAATGTTGATGAGGAACTCTTCGGGCGGCACGGCGGCGATCTTCAGGCAGCCGTACTTCTTGGTCCGCCGGACCTTGACCGCGTGGACGGTCTGCATCTGAGGCTCGGGGGGTGTGGGGGGAGCGCCCGGCATGTCCTGACCGGGAGACGCAGCACCGCCCAACAGGGCCATCAGGCCCGGCGGCAGTCCGGCTCCACCCGGGCTGGCAGCCCCGTTAACGGGTGGTTGGCCGTTCGGTGGCGGCGGGCCGCCCATCGGCGGCATGCCGTTCTGTGGCGGTGTGCCGCCCATGGGAGGGGCCATGGGCGGCGGGGAACCCAGCTGACCGGGAGATTGGGGTGGATTGGGCAGCTGGATAGGCTCTTCCGGCGGCGGCAGCGGCACCGGGATGAGGTCCTCGCGGTGGGCGATGATCTCGATCTCGTCGCTGTTCACCAGATCGGCGAACTGGTCATCATCGAGACCCGAGGCGAAGTGGATGCTGACCTTCTCGCTGTCCTCCCACCAGTGCTTGACGATGCCGTTGGCGTGCAGCAGCGCGTCGTGGAAGACGTCCCAGAACACCTGATAGCCGTTGCACTCCTTCATAATGACGTGGTTGGCGTAGTCGGTCGCCTGCTTGGCTCCCTGCTCGTCCTCTTCCTCCTCGGGGCTGTACTGGCCGAGGTCGTCGGCGCTGAAGAAGACGCGCATCAGGCCGGGCAGTATCCAGCCGATCACGTCCTGCACGTCGTGGGTCACAGCCTCGCTCAGGCCATCCTCGTTTTCGAGGTCCTTCATCTCGCCACGGTAGTACTCCATGGCGCGGACGCGGTTCTTCTGGAAGTCGGTGCCGTCGTAGGTGACGGCGGCCTGTATCTCGGCGTTGGCGAGCCTGCCGATCTCCTCCTCGGTCAGCTTCTTGGACCGCGCCATCAGATCATGCCCACGGCGCGGGCGCGCTGCAGACTGCGCGTCTCGTCCTTCATGGCGCACGCCTCGCAGATCGAGGCGTCGTTCTCGCCAATGGGCAGCACCTCGGGCACCCACTGCCTGCACTGCTGGCACTGGATGTCGTGCTTGATGTGGGCGGCGAAGTAGGCGTCCCAGCCTTCCGGCGGCTCGTCGGCATCGACCAGCTCACCCGTGCTGGGCGCGATGTCCATGCTGAGTAGCGCCGCCTGCGGGTCATCGTAGTCGATGACCACTGCCGCCGCCGGTTTCACCACCACCTTCTTCAGCATGCCAGCCGCCTTGAGGCGCTGCCGCATGTCCTGCCAGTCGGCCCTGAAGTCGACGTAGCCGAGCTTGGTCCTGCCCCTGATCGGCATCAGATCGACACTCCCAGCAGCGGCAGCGCCTTGAAGATGATGATCAGCGCCGCCACGGCGATGACCAGCGTGCGGATGAGCTGGTGGAAGGGCGGCTCAAGCGGCAACAGCGTGACCGCGTAGAGCACCACGGCGGCGACCACCGCCACCACGATGCAGACGATGAGCAGGGCGATCAAGCCTTCAACCATCACACAATCCCCTTGATGGTCCGGCGTGCCCCGCTGCTAGATACCACAGACGGCTCGATGTAGTCGATGGCCATCAGGCCGAAGGCGTCGGCCCCGTTGGAGGACCAGTCATGCTCAGGACCGAGGCCCACATCCCTCTTTTCATCCTTACGCTCGTGATACCAGCCGAGCGCCTCGCGCCCCGCTTGGGTGCGCTCGCGCTGAAAAATACACTGGGGAAACCGACGCTTGACAGCCTCGACCCGCTGCTTCGCAGCGCCGGGGCCTTGATTGGGCACGACCTTGACGCTGAAGCCTGCCTTGCGCAGTGCGCTTTCATAGGAGACGGAGAAAACCTTGTCATTCGTTGCACCGTCGTGCGGCAGGATGCAGGAGGCTGAGCCGTAGCCCTGCTGGCGCAGCCAGTTGCAGTGGTAGCCCAGCTCCTGCCCGATGGCCTCGTAGTAGTCGATCACCCGTATCTCGCGGCTGACGAACTGGACGATCCAGATGGCGCAGGCGTCGGCCTTGGCCCCGGTGCCGCCGATGTCCCAGTAGGCGCGGATGCCCATCAGCGGGTCGATGGCGAGGAACTGGACGATGCGGCCCTGCCGCTCGGCCTCGGTCAGGTGGCGGGCGAAGTACGCCCCGGTAATGGCGGTCGCGTAGTCGCCCTCCCAGACGTGCGGGTACAGCTCCGGGTCGATGCGCATGCAATCCTGCCGCTCCTGCTCCAGCTCGGGCGGGAACCATGGATTGTCGCGCCAGTTGGCCTTCACCACGACGGTGTCGCTGGGCGGCATCGGCCCGGTCAGCAGCACGTCGATGGGGTCCTTCTTGCGCCTGCGGTTCCACGAGGCCAGTATCTGGCTCCCCGGGGCACGCATGGTCGGACGCAGCAGCGTCAACGACCCGGAGCTGATCGTATGCGCCTCCTCGATCCACGCACGGCGGAAGTTCTCAAGGCTCTTGATGCTCTCTGCGCTGTAGTCGTTCATACCCTTGAAAATGATGATGCCGTCGCGCGGCGTGGCGATGCAGTCGTCGTAGACGCGGAAGCCGTCCGCCGTGCCGAGCTGGTAGCGGGTCAGCTTGTCTTCGATCAGCAGCTTCGCGCTCTGCGACAGGTCCTTCTGCACCTCGCGGATGCAGACGGTGCGCAGGCCCTCGCCGCTCTTGCCCGGTTCCGCCAGACTATCGGAGACGATCAGGTCCGCGAAGAAGTGGCTCTTGCCACCGCCGCGTCCGCCATACGCACCCTTGTAGCGATGCGGCTCAAGCAGCGGGGTGAAGACGCCTGCGGTGTCGATCTCCAGCGTCCGGGTGGGGCGGCCAGCTGACGTTACGGAAGGCACCGATTTCATCCAAGTACTCCTTCAGTGACTAAATTCCTACTCGGAAGTATTCAAAGTACTGTTTAAGCATAGTTTTGGGACTGAAATCCTATTTTCACCTGCTTTGAGTACATTTTAAGTGTTCGTGCAGTCTAAAATCGCGATGCAACCATTTTGTTACTGCCTTTCAATCGCAGGACGCATAGGCCCTGTACGCCACAGAGAAGCCCGCTGGCGCGTTTCGCGTGGTTTTGGACCTTGGATATACCAATGCCCCCGAACGCGCGCTGGCGGTGCCTCTACGGCCTAAATCGGCACTTGGTTGAAATGGCATATGAGTTGCACAACCGAGCATCTACAACCAAGCCCTATTCCGGGTCGTCCCAGTCGCTGCGCTGGCGCTCCGGTTCGGGCGGCGCGAGCGTCTCCTGCCGGGTGACGTGGACGATCTTGTGCGTCACGGCGACGACCACCGGCTTCGACGGGTCGCCCTCGACCGCCAGCTTGTCGCCGAACTTGCCCGGGTTCATCTTGGCGACCAT